CGTTGAAACCAGTCTTGCAAAACAAAGCCCAGTATGAAGATACGCTTATTAATTTAGGGTTGGCTATAAAAAACCAAACCGGCAGTGAGCAGGCTATTGGCACTCAGTTAAAAGAGCGTTTTAAAGAGAACTTAAAGTCAGCAACTGAAAAGAAAAACAATCTTTACTCATTTGCATCAAATTATGCTTCTGATAAAGGATTAACAATTACCAACTCAGACTCACGCAGGATTTACAACACTATTTTAGACAGTGGACAAGACCCTGCTCAGTTGTTAAATTCGTTAAGCCCTAAAGAACAAAAAATACTGCAAAAGTTATATCCAGAAGGGCCAGCAATTGATGTAGCCAGTTTTAGGGCTGTAGACGCTAATGATGTAGATGGAATGATTAAATCATTAAATCAACGTATTTTTATGCTAAAAGGCGCTGCTGATCCTACTTCTTTAACGGAGGCTTTGCGTCTTTCCGAAGTTAGAGGTACTTTGTCAGAGGCACTAAAATCCATACCTGATAAAAACTATCAAAACTTATTAAACATTGCTGATGGTTTTTATAAAACTGAATTTAAGCCTACCTTTCGCCAAGGCATGGGATATCGCCTGTCTAAGTACGGTCAAGAAGGTTTTGACGTAGCTAACAGCGAAGTTGTTCGTGAGTTTTTAAAGAAGCCTGAAAACTTTGACGATTTTGCTAAGATTTATGGTAATGTCTACGGCGAGAAAAAAGATGCCTTTGATTTGTTTGAGCAAGGTGTGTTTACGGTTTTGTTTAGAGACTCAAAACAGATACCGTCATCAGCGGATGTCACAAACTTCTTAAATAAATATGACGATGGTCTTAAGAAATTTCCATCAATTAGAGACAAATTAGTAAACACAGAGTCTCTATTAGGCGAAGTTGAAAAGCAGGGACAGATTATCGCTAAACAACAAGATGACACATTAGCATCTGTGTTGGGTAAGAACAAAGATAAATATGTTTCTGTCGATGAGCGTGGTATTGTTTCTTTAAATACACCAGAGTTAACTGATTCAGTAAGAAAAGCATTTGTTGGGGCTGCTGGTGATAAAAAATCTGCCGTAGACCGTAATGAATTTCTTTCTTTGCGAAAGATAGCATTATCTGATAAAGACGCTACTGAGTCTTTTAGAAATAATATAATGAGGATTGTAGCGGATCAGCCTAACCCAGTTCAGTTCTTAAAAGATAATAGAGACTTAGTATTGCCTTTGTATCGGGGCAATTCAAAGGACTTTAAATTAGCAGAGGATATTTTATCTGGTGTTGAGATGGCTGCTCTAACTCCTATGAGAAACATACCAGCAACCACAGCAGTCCCTGAAATAGGGGCAAAAACAGGTATTGGCTTATCTTCTATAATCAGCAAGTTAACAAATCCTATTTTAAGTGGAAGCACGGCAACTGCTCAGATTTTTAGCAAGGTCTTAGCAAAGCAAATTGAATTGTCTAAAGACAAAGCTACTAAGCAAATTTTAGCAAATCCAACATCTTTTAGGGAATCTTTAGAAAAAGCAGCACTGATAAAAGATGATCCAAAGGGAATTGCAAAAGAATTAGTAGGCGCTATTGATTTTTCTCCTGTAGCAAACTTCTTTGCTAAAGCAGGAGCAAGGTCTGGTATTGTTGCAATACAGCCAAATGGGAATGCTGTGGTCAATATAGGCGGTCAAAACTATGAGATGTCAGTAGACGATATAACAAAAGAAAACATAGACTATATTAAACAGCAGCAAGGCCAGTAACATGAGCGAACCAGTCACTCAAGTTGCCAAGGCTGCTGTCGCTGGCATCAAAGAGGCTTTGGCTGTTGGCAAGGAACTGGAGTCAGTCACTAAGGACATCCAAGAACTTGGCAAGTCTGAGGTGCAGGCCAGAGCCGCCTTCCGAAAGAAACAGTTAAATAGGCCAAGAGATACCTCTGTCTTTTCTGCCGTTGAAGAATGGCGTGGAGTCTATGAGATTAAGAAGATAGAAGAAGAACTAAAAAGAGACATCATCGAGAAACACGGTCATGCTGCTTGGTCTGAGATAGAAGCCATAAAAGAGCGCATCCTAAAAGATAATAAAAACCTAACTGATGAGTACGGCAGAGACCTAAAGAAACTGGCTGAACTGAAGCTGTATTGCTTCTTAGCTGCTTTGGTGCTAGTCAGCTTTGCCTATGTAGTCGGTTATAAACCCTAAGGAACCCTATGCTATCGCTTATATCCTCCGCTATCGGCTTCTTTGCCTCTGGACTGCCACAGGTCTTAAACTTCTTCCAAGACAAGGCAGATAAGGCTCAGGAACTTAAACTAGCCCAGATGCAGACTGAGCGTGAACTGGCACTGGCAGAGAGAGGCTTTTTAGCCCAGCAGCGGGTCGAGGAGATCAGGACAGACCAGATTGCCCTCCAGACCGATGCAGAGCGCCAGGGAGCCGCTTTAGAGCACGACAAGGCCATTATGAGCAATGCCTCTAAGTGGGTTGTTAACCTAAATGGCATCGTAAGGCCAGCAGTGACCTTTATCTTTGTGCTTGAGTTGGTCTTAATCAATATTGGTTTAACCTACTTCCTGCTACAGGGCGGGTTAGGCAGTATGTCTGTAGAGCAGTTTATCGCAGCTACGGATGTTATCTTCTCTGAAGATGAGATGGCTCTGCTGTCAGGAATCATTGCTTTCTGGTTTGGTTCTCGTCAGTGGGGTAAGAAGTGAATGTATCAAAAGAGTGTATAGAGGGCATCAAAAAGGATGAAGGAGTTAGATTTCGTCCCTACCGCTGCCCTGCTTTACTGTGGACTGTTGGTGTTGGTCATGTTATTGACCCTAATCATATAAAGGTGAAACTAGATGAACGTAAAGGACTTGCAATCCCTGATGGGTGGGATCGAACTCTCACAATGGACGAAGTCAATGCAATCTTGGCAGCAGACTTGTCTCTCTTTGAACGAGGCGTACTTAGACTATGCCCTCAAGGACTTACCCAAGGCCGCTTTGACGCATTGGTCAGCTTTAGCTTCAATGTTGGACTCGGCAATCTACAAAGGTCAACAATCCGCATGAAGCATAACCGTGGCGACTTTATTGGCGCTGCGGAGGCTTTTATGGCATGGACAAAGGCTGGTGGTAGGGAACTCCCCGGCCTTGTCAAACGCCGTAAGCACGAAAGAGAGATGTACGAGAAAGAATAAAAAAAGAGCCTCCGAAGAGGCCCGTTAAGTACTACACCCTAGACTACCAAAAAAGCATTATCCTCAAGATGAACAGGTCTATAACGATACAGTGTTCCTCTTCAAAGTCATCCACATATTCAAACCCAACCATACAGCCACCGATGATGTGCAGTAGTATTGTCATATCAGATCTCGCAGTGCCCAGCAACGCAGGCTAATGTTTGTGCACCTTCGACATTGTCTTCTACCTCGACTAAGTCGTCCCATTTGATCTCTTTAGGCATCTTAGAGAGCATATCTTCATACTGCTCTTTTGTGCATTCCTCATAAGGAGCCTGTCGGTATGTACCACCAGCCCAAGGCAGGAAAGACACACCAGAGATTTCATCGAAGTTCCTAAACACCCAAGCCCCAACATCCATCCATTCATCTTCTTTGACTGAGATGGTCACAGACGGCTTATGTTCGCACCAGTGCCGCTGATACATCATCCAAACATCGAGGTGCTCAATTGCTGTTAGATCATCACGCAGTCTTGCTCCTTCAGGAGCCTTCATTGGAAATGAGAAGACTACTGTGCTGTCTGGTCGCATTACGCAATCTTCGGCAGGCACACCAGCAGAGGTCAGGAACGCCGAAAGAGGGTCTTTCTTATCCCCACGAACACGGCGAATATAATACTGGCTATGTCTAGCGTGAATACCAGAGGCGCTATCAACAAGTTGAGAGACAGTGCCAGAAGGTTTGACACAAGTAATCGCAGCAGACTGAGGAATTCCCAACCGTGCTGCAAGGTCAGCGTTGGTATCAACGGCGACTTTCCGTAATTGTTCAAGAGCCTTCGCAGTGCTGTCACTTACCTCTCCCATCCATTTGTTATCTAAGATACCCGTCAACGATACACCTAAGAGGCGCTCCTCTTCTGTGTTCTTCTGCCATACCTTACGCAGGTAAGGGAAGTTCGTCATAGTGCTCTGGAACGTGCCCAGAATCGTTGCTATCCTGATCTTGTTAGCAAGCGTTTCTACAGTATCTTCTGCCCGTACAACCACTTCCGTGAGATTACAGAACTGGTAGGGGCGCAGGATGATTTCTGAGCAGGGGTTTGTTCCGAAGTCAAAATTAGAATTACGTCTGCCGTTCTTTGCAGCTTGGCTTTGACTTGCTTCCCTTGAGAAGATTCCCCGTTCTCCAGAGTGGCTGTTGTATAGACTTGTCCATTCTTGGAGAAACTGTCCAATGTCTGGTTTAGAGTTATAAGTTGCCGAGTTGTTAGCGAGTGCCCTATGACCATTTTGTTCCCACCAGTTTCCAGATTTGCAAGACCGCATACGGTCATCCTCAAGGTCCGACAAAGAAATCATTGCAGATCTTCGTACCCCACCGACAACAACAACTTCCCCGATTTTGCAGAGAATATCATGACACTCGATTGATGTAAGTTTTCTACCAACGGCTCCTCTAAATTTGGCGATAGTGAACTTAAAAAGCTCATCCAAAGGTCCGGGACCAGAGGCACGTCCTCCAAAAGTTTTGAGCCTGGCTCCTGCAGGTCTAATTCTACTAAGGTCATATCTTGCCACTTCCCCAGAGTATAGTAAAGCGATGAGTTGGCGTAGTGCTTTAGCCCACCCTTCTTTGGAATCCGCAACAGAAATAGTAGTTTGAGAATCAAACAACTGCTCCGGGACTTCAGGTAATTGATTAACATATTTATGCTCCACAGAAAAGCCTACACCTGTGCCACAGAGTAGGATATACATAGCCTCGTCAAAGGCTTTGGGGTCATCAATAGGCAAGTAGCTGCAATTGTAGCCAGCGGTGTTGTCCCGATCAAGGGCCTTGCCTGCGGTCATTATAGCCCTCATAGAAGGCATTACTTCTAGGTTCTTAACTGCACTGATAAGCTCTAGGCGTAGGTCATTGTTAGGACTCCACTTGTAGTTCTTGTCTAGGTGGTCAAACATAAAAGCAAAGTAGCGGTCCACTGACTCGTCCCAGTGCTCTCGGCGGTTTTGATCAGGGATGAACCGGCTGTACCGGCTCTTGGCAATAAAGGTGCTATAGGGTGTCATCTAAATCAATCTCCAATTCATCAAATTTATCTTCTATCTTATCTGCAAACTTCTCTATTAGTTCTTCTGAAGAAATATCTAGCACTTCCAAGATTGTAATTTCGTCTAACTTCTTCATTCGCTCCATTATATCTCTAATCGTCAACGACATAATCTCTTCAGCGCTTCATCAAGCCCTGCCTCCCAGTTAGTATAAGGTTCATAACGTATAAGTTCCATTGAGTCATACCACCTAGTCTTATCTGTGTCAGCAGGGAAATAAAACCACCCTGTCTGAGAAGCAGAGCCAACCAAATTCAATGTCCTTACCCCAAGTGCTCCAGCTAAGTGTGCTACACCAGTGTCAATACTGACCACTGCTTTCAACGCCTGCAACTTCTTTGCAGTCTCTAACCAACTACCATCATTGAGATGGGCTGGTATAAAGTCATCATTGACCTGCAATGATACCACTTCGTGGCGCTTTGTCAAGTCATTATAGAACTTTTGTGCTAACTCTCTAGGAATCTTCTTAGCCTTAGCATTCCAAGAATCGTTATTACTATTCCAGCAAAAGCCAATCGCCTTAGTCTTCTTAATGCCCTTAAACTTAAAGTAGCCAGAGCTGCCGTAGACTTCATCAGGGCCTTCCATAGGCAATTTCTTATATTGACACAGCAGAGCCGGTATGGACATAACCTTGATCCTCATAGAGTTTTGAGGACAATTCTCATCCACCATCATCGTGTCTACACCGTCTAAAGAGGCCACCAAGCTGTTCAGTGTGCGAAGCATATACACCGATACAGACTTGATTGGCAGGGTCTTCAGAAGCGGTATAAAGCGGGAGAACATGATTGTATCTCCGATGCCCTGCTCATTAACAACGATGAGGTGCCTACCGTCAACACTATATCCAGGTTCCCACAGAGGTGTACGCATTAGGGGTGTCTTAGTGCCTAGTTCAAACTTCAACTTCCTAACTTCCCTAGACTCAAATAGCCTGAAACCTAAGTTCCAATTACCGGCCTTTAACTCATTGTGTGCCCTATCAAGATCACGCTGACTCATTTGTAGTACACAGCCTTTATCTTGTCATAGTTCTCGATAGCGTACTCAAGATAGTGCTTTGCCTTCTCAAGGTCCTCTTTGCCGTTCTTCTTAGCGTGACGCTGCACATACTTAATCACATTACACAGCCAAGGGTCCATCTCCCAATCAAGGAAGACATCCCAAGGCTGGATCTGTGTCTTGTAATGACTTCCACC